GAAAGCTGACATTATAGATCCTATTAAAACAAGACACCCAAAGCCAGATTAAAAACTATCAAGCCAATTGGGTAAATCATTAACACCACGTTTGCTTTCCAGTATAGTCTCTATTTTTGCAATCATATCTTTATTTGTTAACACAAGTTTAGCACCCTGATGTAGTGGGCGTGGATAGTATTTTAAATCTACCCAAGCATACCCACTGCTTTCGCCATTGGTGTCTGGTGTAAATTCTTCAAAAACTGTAACAACAAATGCATTGTAGATAAACTTTTTATCTGCACTGGTAAATTTGTGTAGTGGATATATTTTCTCAAAGTCTGGCAACATGCCGATCTCTTCATTGAGTTCACGCAGTAATGTTTCAACAGGACGTTCTGTTTTTTCAGCCTTGCCTCCCCAGAAACTCCAGGTTCCTCGGTGACTGCTTTTACGTCCACGCAATTGTAGACATACTCTTCCGGTATCTAATGCTAAAAATATACAACCACTGGCAGTGATCATATTAGAGATAGAGTCTCCAGAAGCCTTCTTTGTAGACGCCCTCGAACGAGTTTTGCCATTGCGAGCCGGTCCATTCATATTGGTCTCCTGTTGCAGTATTGGTTACAAAGTGTGTATTGCTGATTGCACTTGCATCAAAAGCAATAGTCCAATCTGTACCATTGTAAGTTATAATATCGTTATTGTTGGCTGATAATCCCCACACTCCAGCGGCGCTGGTTTGTCCTAGTATCAAATAACGTTGCCCACTGGCGGCGGCTGGTAATGCGCCGTCTCCTGGGTAAGCATTTGCTGGATTAATAATTGCATCAACTGTGCCTTGTGTATTGGCTGGTTGTGTTCCAGCATCCAGTGTAACTTTTATTCGTTGTTTGTTAACACTGTCATATGATATAGTGCCAATTACGTCCTGGCTGCTGTCAGTTGGATCAGTACTTTGTCGTAATCTTAACTGACTAATACCATCACGCAGTTCGCCATATGCAGGTAATATTTTACTCCAATCTAAAGCATTGCCACTGGAATCAAAATTCCCGCCCTGCTCACTTAATATTGTAGCATAATTATCTTCATAACGCAACTTATAATTTTCCAGTGTTATTATTTTATAATTTTGAAACTGTGAAGTAAAACTTTCGCCCAGTTTAAAACTGTCAAGGTTGTCGTCGTCAACCTGATTAATGTTGTTTAATATAGTGTGTATTAGTGTCTGCTTTTGTACTTTAACAGGTGGACTAATATAGATAGGTAATTCAAACTGTAGTGTACTGACATCAATAATTTCATCAACACCACTTGGTACACTGCGTACACTCCATGTCATGTTAGTAAGCTCAACATAACTTAAACTTGTCCAGTCAAAAGGATTATTGGTTGTGTGTATATTTAAACTAGGATTAAACAGCACTAGTATTTGTTCCAACATTTGTAATTTTTGTTCTGTATTACTGGTCCAAATATCAACCTGCATTTGTAAATTATACGGCACTGGTTGATATCGTGTAATCTCATATGTATCACCCAGCTCATCCAAATATGCATTTGTGCTGTTGTCGTATTTCTTTTCAAACACTTGTACTTTATCACTGTGTTGTGCATGTGTACGGCGCTCAGGAGCAATGCTCATGTCACTTACATAACAACTAATAAACGGTGTTGCATTAACCACGTTCTCACTGTTGTCTTTTACTATGTGTGCCGCCATACGGCTAACATCACCATAGCGCACAGGCACAGTCTGGTAAATCTTTGTACCATCTTCTTTAGTACCCATTTCAACACTGAATCCACTAAACAGTCTTATAAACTGTTGTATGTATCGGCGCATCTGTTTATCATAAAAATATTGCATTCGGTTATCCTACATCTGGTTTAGGTAGTATGGTTTGACTCAAGCTCTGTCTTTCAGCTTGTTCTATTCCATCATCGCCAATAACTGTGTTTTCTGTGTTGTTAATAAATTCTTCAGCATTGTATGTTTTACTGCTCCATGTTTGAGCTGTAATATTATCATACAATCTATGCCATTTGGTTCCACGTCTTACAAATAGTCGGTTTGGTGTAAAGTCAGCACGTACAAAATAGTCACCTTCGTTTGGACTAGCTGGAAAACTGTTGCCTGAAGAAAGTGATTCACCATAACTCCAAGTTTTATCCTGACCGGACTCATGACTTGGATGTTGATCAACACCACCAAACAAATGGTCAGCCAGTGGCTTGCCTGCTGGGTCTGCCTCTTCAGCTGCATCCACAATTGCATTACTGATATCCAGTTCTTTCTTGTAACTACTAATAACATTTTTAAGACTGTCTTCTTGTTCAGCAGTGCCAAGTATATCTGCGTACTCCTGGCTATCTGTAATTGGAGATAACTTAACACGCCAGATATGTGGCATCCAAGTTGCACTAAATCCTTCACTACCACGATTGGCATCCTGTACAACATAAAACTTTGGAATAGGTTCACGATTTGCATCAAGTGCTAAGTCATCCAACAAGTGTGGTAACTCAATGACATCGCCTGGCATTAATCTTCTGCCCATAACATCTACACATTCATTCATGTGGAATGTCATAAACAGTACATCATTTGTTAGAAATAAACCAAACTGAGTTAAATCAAAGTCGTTATCGCTTACATTGTAAACTCCACGCATTTCGTAAATATCTTTATCATACTTACGATCACGGTTTTCCATGAATAACAAATCTTGTATTTTGGTTTCGTTTACAATACCATCCATGTTGGTAAATTCACCAGTTAGTGGGTCAGTTTCCATACCACTTGTATAATTAGGTTGTGCTGGATCATCTGTTTCGCCCAAAGACTGTGGACCAATATACTTGTGTACATAAGCGCCAGTGCCTCCTATCTGAAATTGTTCTCTAATAGAGTTATCCAGGAAATAATAATCATTTGTTTTAGTGGGTTTCCACAAGCTAAGTCTTGGCATAAACTAAATCCTTTATGATATTTATCTATTCAAGTTCTTCTAGATTGCATAAATATTGTATAGGAGTATATCATATGGCACTACGTGACGCAATAATTAAAGAAATGGAAGTAAGACTGGGCGGAGGCATGGTAGATGTTGAACTTGACCCGGCACATTACAATCTTGCTCTTGACAAGGCATTAGACAAGTACAGACAGCGCAGTGAAAACGCTGTTGAGGAAAGTTTTATACATTTGCGCCTACAAGCTGAAATTAGCCAATATACACTACCAAACGAGATTATTGAAGTCAAAGACATATACAGACGCAGTAATGGTGTAAGTGGAACAACAGGTAATGATTTTGAACCATTTGAAGCACAGTATCTTAATACATATATGATGCACAGCGGCAGAGCTGGTGGATTAGCAGTGTATGACTCACTTGCACAACATCGCGAAACACTGGGCAGATTGTTTGGTGCAGAATATACATTTACTTGGAACCACACCAGCCACTCTTTATTTTTACATCGTCGTGTTAAAACAGATGATGATTGTTATTTGCACGTATATAACAATAGACCAGAAGAAACACTATTTGCAGACGTATACGCCAAGCCGTGGATTAAAGATTACGCATTTGCGCATGCACGTCTAATGCTTGCTGAAGCACGTGGTAAGTTTAACACTATTGCTGGTCCACAAGGCGGCACAACGCTTAATGCCGACGTTCTAAGAGCGTCTGCGGAAGCAGATTTAGATAAACTAGAGCAAGATTTAACCCTATACGCTGAAGGCAGTACTGGGTTAGGCTTTGTTATCGGCTAATAACTTTTAAAAAAATTACAAGTACTTGAAAAGGCAGGATTTATTCTTGCCTTTTTTTGTTGACAGGTAAAACGTTTTACTATATATTATAAGAGTAAGTTAAACAAAGAGGTAGTAAAATGAAAATCAAAGGTGCAATGACTATTTTAAATAAGCGTTGTGAGTTTTATGGTAAAACTCTTGCATGGTTAATTGATGCTATTGACAATGGTATGGATGAAAACATGACAGTCACTCAAGCATATGAAGTTTACAAAATAGACCAAGGGTATATTTGGTGCGGTTTAGGCGACCTTGGATTTACTACACCTGAGAAAGCCAGTGATGCCTGGAAAATATGGCGTGGCGAAGGTGTTCAAATGGAGATGGAAATATAATGACATTTGATGATTTAACATTTGACGAAATTAGAACAGGTCACTTTCAGGCTAAGATGCAGTTCGGTAAGTATCAACTGAGTGTAGTCCTGTTACCAGGAAAAACACAGTACGAAGCGGCTGTGTTTGATGATGATATGTTTGTACAGTTGCCGGGGATACATCCTGATTTTTATGAAGACTTTTCAGACGATGTAATACCTCACCTTTTACCAGATGATGTCAGTGGAATCATGCATAAATTAAAAATGCTTGAAGGCCCAAAATAATTTAAAAAAAGGCTTGACAAGTAAGACGTTTTACTGTATATTATAAGAGTAAGTTAAAAAAACAGGAGTTATTAACATGCAAAACGAAATCCAAACACTAATCCAAAAATGTAAAACAGACTATACTAGATTTGTTACAGCAAGCGGACGTGGCACACCAGAGCCAGACAGTTACTTTGGTAAAACACTTGCTAACTTTGAAGATAGTTTTACTATCAAACAAGGCAAGAAGTATATTAAAATTATACGTGATAATGGAGTTTGGGGTTTTATCGTTAACACAGACAACGATACAAAGTTTAAGCGTGGTGATATACTCAAAGCCGCAGGTTGGAATGCACCTGCAAGAAATGCTGCACGTGGTAATATTTTTGAAGAGTACAGTGTAGCTTGGACTGGACCACACTACTTGAAGTGAGTACAGTATAATTAACAATAATATTTTTAATAAAAGGAGATCAAGATGGGAATGAGTGGTTACGTAATGGATATTGAAGAAGCCTTTTGGGGTACAGTGTCTACAATCATTAAAGAATCTGAACATGTAAATGAAGCAATGACAAGAGCAGTTGATCTTGGCAAGCCAATGGTTCCTTTTATGAGTACATCAGATATTGAAGATGGTGTTAGTGAAATGTGGAATGAATTTTGGAGTACACATGCATGATACGTATTTTTAACAGTGCGTACTACGAAGATACTGGTGCAGAACGTCTAATACCATTAGAAGAGGCTAGTATCATAGAACAGAGAATCGATGCCAAGGGTCGTCCTTTTATATTCTTTGAGCATAAAGATTATCCTTTGGGTGGTCTTCGTGCCTGGTATGACGGAACTTATTGGCAATGTGATATGGATTAAAAATAAATGAATAATGTAATAGGTGTTTGCGGATTAATCGGCAGTGGTAAAGGTACTGTTGCTGATATTTTAGTACAAAATTTTCAATATGAAAAAATTAGTTTTGCTGATAAACTAAAAGATGGTGTCAGTGCAGTATTTGGATGGGATAGAGAACTTTTAGAAGGCGATACAGATCGTAGTCGTTTGTGGCGTGAACGTACTGATGAATTTTGGACTAAAGAAACAGGTGCAGAGGTAAGCCCAAGACTGATACTTCAGTTGTTTGGTACTGACTGTATGCGTAATGGTTTCTACGATGGCATTTGGGTTAGTTTAGTCAAACAACAAATATTAAACAATCCAGATAAAAAATATATTATACCAGATGTTAGATTTCCAAATGAAATGAAAGTTATAACAGAACTTGGTGGACAGGTTTGGCAAGTTCGTCGAGGCTAAATGCCTGAATGGTTTACTCGCCGTCAGTACTCATCAGGATTTATACCACAAGATGTACACGAAAGTGAGTGGGCATGGATAGATGTTGACAGTGCATTTGATATTATTTTAACAAATAATGGCACACTTCAAGAGCTTGAAAAAAGTGTTTTGGACACATTAAGTACGTAGTTATCCTCTTAACCGCCCCATATAAGTATGCTTCTGCTAAATACAAACAGTTACTAAAACACTGAAAGATTCAGAGGAGAATATATTATGGCTACTTTAGTTTCCCCAGGCGTTTCCGTAACAGTAGTAGATGAGAGTGCATACGCATCTCCAGGAACAGGTACAATCCCATTCATTGCGATTGCCACACGTTCAGACAAATCAGACCCTACTGGTACAGAATCAGACGGAATTGCAAAGTACACGAAGTTAGCAAATGCTGGCCAAGTTGTACCTGTTACATCACAACGAGAACTAACACAGTTCTTTGGTGATGCGACATTCACCGCCGCAGAAGGCAGTGAAACAAGTGAGTACGGTTTATTAGCCGCTTACAGTTTTCTAGGACAAGGCGCACAAGCATATGTTGTTCGTGCTAACATTGACCTAGCAGATTTAATCCACAGTGCAACAGCACCAACAGGCGCAGTTGCTGGTGGAACATATTGGTTAGACACCAATGCAAGTAAATACGGTGTACACGAATGGAACGGCACAACATGGGGACTACAATCAGTCACAGTTGAAGTTGATGCCGCCGCTACTTCAGGCGAAATTGCTGGTGCTTATACACCAGGTGCAACTGTTGTTAACGGCGACTACTTGGTTGCAGTATTAATTGAACCAAGCGTAGAAGTTGCTGTACACTATTTTAAAGGTGTAGGCGGAGCATGGGAAAAACTAGACAGTTCATCAACTGGTACAGTTTCATATGCAGCACACTACAGCGCACCTACATCACCAACAACAGGTGATACATGGATCAAAACAACAGCACCAGGCAATGGCCTTAACTTAGCAGTATACAGTGCAAGTGCAGCTGGTGTATTTGGTGCCGAAACAGTTGAAGGTGTAACTTCTACTCAAGGCGGTAGTTCGTTTGTCAAGCAAGACGGTACAGCAGTAGCAACAATTGCTACACTTACAAACAGTGATATTCAGTTAGAATTATTTGCAGCTGCAACTGGCGGATTTACAATCAACAATACAGCAAGCAATGCTTCAACACCAATTGTTGCTACAGTAAACGCACAAGACGCAGAGCCAACAGGCACACCTGCTAATGGTGCGTTATGGTTCAACAACACACGCACAGACCTAGACGTATTAGTACGTGGCGGTAGTGCTTGGGAACGTGTTGCAGAAGCAAACATTCAGTATTCTGTTACAGAACCAACACAAAACAAATCTGGCGGTGCATTATCATCAGGCGATATTTGGGTTGATACTGGTGCAGTTGAACGTTCACGTCCAGCATTATACCAGTGGAATGGTTCAGCGCATGTATTACATGACAACACAGACCAAACTACACAAGACGGTGTAGTATTTGCTGACTTTACTGACCAAACACGTACTGCTTTAGCAAGTGGTGCAATTACAGCAATTACTGGTGCTCCAGATTATCAACTATACCCAACTGGTATGTTGGCAATCAATATGGGCATGAGTAAAAATACTGTACGTAGTTGGAACTCAACAGCCGGTGCATGGCGTAACGCCGCCACTAACCACGCAGATGGTAGTGGAGCATTTGGTCGTTTAGCTCAACGTAAAGTTGTTACAACAGCGATGCAAGCCTCAGTAGCAGGCAACGACGACCTACGTGATCCAATGCGTAACTTTACACTATTAGCAGCTCCTGGTTATCCAGAACTGACTGATGAGTTAGTTACACTAAACAGTGACCGTGGCGAAACAGGCTTTATCATTATTGATACACCAATGAGAAAAACACCAACACAAGCAACTGCTTGGGTACAGGGTGTTGGTGCAAGTGAAAATGGTGAAGATGGTCTTGTTACTAAAAATACATATAGTGCAGTTTATTATCCAGCAGGACGTTCAACAACTCCAGCCGGTGCAACTGTAACTGTTCCACCATCACACATGGCATTATATCAGTATGCATACAATGATAATATTTCTTATCAGTGGTTTGCTCCAGCTGGTTTAACACGTGGTGTGGTACAAAACGCAAGTGCCGTTGGGTATATTACAACTGAAGAAGAATTTAAAGCAGTTGCATTGACTCAAGGACAGCGTGATGGTATGTATTCAAACAAAATGAATCCAATTGCAACATATCCTTCAGAGGGTGTTGTGTTTTGGGGACAGAAATCACTACACAGTACAACAAGTGCATTAGATCGTGTTAATGTAGCACGTTTGGTTGCGTTCTTGAGAGAGCGATT